GTGCTGCGCTTAATGGTGTTACTATTGATACACAAGGGTATGAAGGTGTCACTTTAGTAGTTACAACGGGTTTAGTAGAGTCTATGACAACATCAACTGCAAGTTATTATTGTTTTATGCTTCAACATACAAGTGCAAGTACATTGGGTGCAGATATTTTTTCAGATGTTGCCAATTGTAAACACATAATTCATAGTGTACATAGTACAGGTGCTGCTGATTTGACAAGTGGTATTTGGGAACCCACCGTTAATGGTGATGATCATGGTAGTATGGCTTACACTATCGGGTATATTGGTCCAAAACGGTATGTTCGTGTAGTATTGTCTGGAACTGAGGATGCCGCATCTATTAATATTGGTGCAATAGCAGTTTTAGGTTATCCAGCAAATTGGCCTGTTAATACACCTGCGTAATTAAGAATAATTATTTTGGAAGGGCTCTTTGTAGTCCTTCCAATTTATAATAGAGGAGAATAAATATGGCTGAAATTAGTGCAACTTATCAACCTAAAGTTGGTTCTGAGCAGGGTGGTGATAAGTTATATATAAAGGAAGATGGTGAATTTAAGTTTTATGATACTGATGTAACAGGTTTGCAGTTAAGAAATATGCTTGCTCTTAGTTTAAATGGTGAGAAAGATATTCTCTTAAGTGGTGTTAATTTAGTTGTTGCTACTAGTTGTATAAACATGGTATCAAATTACATAATGTACAAAGTAAGTTTTGCTTCAAATGCAGCAAATCTTTCATGGTTCATTACCTCTTGTGTTGCTGGGCAAGAAGTTTATGTTAGAACTGTAAATGGTTCTGCTGCTGCTGGTAGTGGAGGATTGCATATAGAAACATCTGGATGTTCTATTGCTTATTTGAGTGGAACGGGTATAAATAGTATATTCTTATCTGATGCGATAGGAAGCAGTCCTTTTGTTCATTTACGTTGTTTTACAGATGGACAATGGACAGTTTTAGAAACACGAGGATTAGTTCAAGCATAATAGGAGACACTTATGTCTAAAAAAGTAAGAATGCTGCGAACTGCAAAAGGAAGCCCAAATGGAATCACAGTAATAACTTTTGAAGCTGAGAAAGAATATACAATGGAAGACGACTTAGCAAATGTATTCATTAACCAAATGAAAGTTGCAACAGAAGTCTTTGCTTCTTTTAAAGAAGAAAAAGCTTTAACAGAGGCTCCTTTTAATAAAGCAGCAATAGTTCCAGAAATGGAAGAAACAACACCAAAGGTGAGAAAATATAAAAGAAGGAATAATTGATGTCAATAATTCCTAAGAGCTCTGATGCTCATGGTAATAGATCATGGAAAGTTACAACTAATCCATCAATAGATCCTGTAACGGTGGATGAATTGAAACTTTTCTGTCGTATTGATGGAACAGAAGAGGATGAATTACTTGCTAATTTCATTACCGCTGCAACATTAATGACTGAACGTCACTTAGGACGAGCACTCATTCAGCAATCTATTACTCTACTTATGGATTTCTGGCCTGGGGAAATAATTGATCTTCCCAGGCCACCACTTATTTCAATTACCTCAGTAGCAACATTAGATGAGGATGATACAGCAACGGCTTATAGTAGTTCAAATTATTATACAATAACTCAATCTATACCAGGAAAATTAGTATTAAAACAGAGTGTAACTTGGCCTTCAAATACTTCAAGAAGTTATTGTGGTTTCAAAATTATCTATAAAGCAGGTTATGGAATTGGATCAACACAAGTACCACAACCAATTAGAGAAGGAATAAAAGTTTGGGCTTCTGAGATGTATGAAGGGCGTACAATTGATGAGGATAAACCTCCTCCAAGGGTGCTTCCTTTGTTATCAAGTTATAGAGTACCAAGGTATGTGTATTAAATGACACTTTTACGGCATAAACTACGAGAGCGTGTTCAAGTAAGGACACCAGTTCAATCACCAAATGACGATGGTGGTTTTGATCGTAGTTATACTACTATGGCAACTATATGGGCAGGATTTAAAGCAGTTAAAAAGGGTTTCTATGTTAGAGGTGTACAAGTAGAAGAGGCTGCCACACATGAATTTCTAATGAGACGTACTGCCATAGACACTTTAGGTGGAGGATACTCTCAAGGTTTTTCATCTGGTTTCTCTACTGGGTACCATGATTTATCACATATAAAAAGTAATTGTTTTCTTTTTGTTCAAAGAGGTTCAACTACAAAAGGAAGATTGTTTAGAATACATGAATTTGAAGATGCAAAAGAAAGAAGAGAATACTATAAAATAAGAGCAGAAGAAATTGAAGAGGTTAGTCCAAATTATCCATGATTGAGACAAATTTAAAAAAGGTCAGTAAGCAGCTAGGTAAAATTTCAACACGTTTGAGAAAACGTGCTTTAAGAACACCTTCTAAAAACAAGCTTGTTTTGAATGAATATGCAAGAAAAGTAAGAGGTGATATTCTCTCTTCAATGCTCTCAGATCCTAAAACAGGTGAAACTTACAAGTTTGGTGGAAAAACACATCAAGCATCTGCTCCTGGTGAATCTCCTGCTGTTTTTAGAGGAAGATTAGTAAAAGCTATTGCTTATGATATTGATGGAAAGAAAAGAGTTACTTTAGAACTTGGTGCATTAGCAAAAGCTCCTCATGCAAAATACTTAGAATTTGGAACAAGGAAATATGGTTTTTCTTTTGGTTCAGTAATGGAACCAAGACCTTTTCTTGAAGTAAATGCTTTAAAGCACATTAATTATTTGAGAAAGAATATCAAAGATAAAATTTTAGATATTCATTTAGATGTTGAAAAATTACCATATAAAGGACTTTAACATTGTTGCTGTCTTCTATAGTTTTGAAATTAAGAGCGGCAAATACTCGCTTTGAAAATAGAATAGCAGGTGCGGCAGAGCTTGCTGTAGCATTGCGTGGCACTCTGCAAAGAGAAATGGCATTTGTTATACCTTTAAATGAGGACAGTACAGCTAATGATTATGATACATGTATTAATCAGAAGGTAACTGAAAGATTTGGAGTTATTGTTGCAATAGCATCAGATGCCACACAAAGTGATAAAACAGGCATTACAGCTTTTGACAGTTTACAAGCAACACGAACAGAATTATTTAAATGTTTGCTTGGATGGTTAATGGATAATGCTGAAGATTTAGTTAGTTATGGTGGTGGACGGTTGTTAGAATTTGATCGTTCTTACTTATGGTATCAATTTGAGTTTGTAACAGCATTCCTTCTTGGTGAGGATGATGGTGTTGTGCTTGGTGATACAAATTGGTTAGACACAATAAGGGCACAATATGAACTGTCACCAAGCGCAAATATTCCCTATGGTGGAAGATTACCTGTAGCATTATTTACACCTGACATGTCCACATTGGTTGATTTTGTACATAATCTTGAAATAGAGGGTGGCTTCAGCTCAGGATTTAATGATGAGTTTTTTGATGTTTACAAAGGATAGGAGGTTCCGATGGAAAAGTTTTTAATACCTGCAAAGGGTTTAGTGGTGAGAGATCCAAGAACTATGTCACCATTAGCAAACAAAGGTGAATTGAAACCTTGGATTGGTCCGGAAGGAAGATACTGGCGACGACGAGTGACTTGTGGAGATGTTATTCTAAGAGAACCACCTGTTGTTAAAATAGAATCTGTTAAAACAGATAAGAAAAATAAAAATTCTAACAGAGTTAGTGAATAAGGAGGGATAAATTTTGATTTCATTTAACAATATTCCAACTACCACAAGAACACCTAATGTTTATGCTGAAATTGATAATTCAAGAGCATTACAGGGGTTAGCAACAAATCCACATAAAGCTTTAATTATGGCTCAAAAAGCTCCTGGTTTAGGTACAGTGGATGTAGGAACATTAATTGCAATTTCTAATGATAGTTTGGCTGATGGATATTTTGGTACAGGTGGACAATTAGCTCGAATGTGTAATGCATTCAAAGCTGCAAATCCAAATACAGAATTATATGCAATAGCTGTTTCTACCGATGCTACGGTACTGGCAAGTGCTGTTATGTACCTTTCTGACTATTTTAATTCTGCTACATATAGTGGTACTGGTTATCTTTATATGTTAGTTAATGGTACAAAAGTAAAAGTGACACTTACTTCTAATATGACCCCTGTTACTGCTGGTTCTGCTATTGTAGCTTTAATAAATGCATCGACTTATTCACATACAGGAATTATATGCTCTGAGTCAGCAGCGAATAATAGTGCAGTTGTTTTCAAAGCTGTTTGTAGTGGATCACAAGGTAATTATTTAAATATTCGCTTTAATTATTATGCTGGTGAATCTTTCCCACGAGGTTTCTCAACAAACCCAACGAATGCTAGTTTTGTTTTAGCTGGTGGGGATTCTGATACTATTGGTTTTACTTCTGCTTGGGCTGTATTAGAGGATGAACAATTTCATTACATTATCCAACCTTATTCCGGTGCAGCTAGTTTAACCTCATTAGAGACTGAGTTAGAAAATAGATTTTTACCAACAGAAGATATACAAGGACATGGTTTTACTTGTTATGGAGCAACAACAGCACTTTGTACTACTTTAGGTAATTCAAGGAACAGTCCTTATAATACTGTTTTTGGAATTTATGACAGTCCAACTGCTCCAGAGGAAATTGCAGCAACAGCGGGTGCAGTAGCTGCAAAATATTTAAATATTGATCCAGCACGACCATTACATTTTCTGAAACTTCCTAATGTACTTCCTCCACCTGTTGAGAACCGTTTCACTAGAGCAGAACGAGAAGTTCTTCTTTATGATGGAATTGCGACAACAATTACAGACTCTGGTGGGAATCAATTAATTGAAAGATGTATTACAACTTTTCAATCTAATGCATTAGGACTTCCTGATTGGTCTTATTTAGATATTCAGACAATGGCAACGCTCAGTGAAATTCGTTATCAGTTTAAAACTAGAATGATAAATAGATTCATTCAGCCAAGGTTTAAACTTGCAGATGACTCTTTTCCAGTACGTGCTGGAACTTATGTTGCTACTCCATCTACTATTAAAAATGAAATTGTTTCACTGTTCTATTTGTTGAGGGATAGAGGATTGATAGAAAACATAGATGAATTTGTTGAGAACTTAATTGTTGAACGGGATAGTACGGATAGAAATCGTATCAATGTCCTCTTAAGTCCAGATTTAATAAACCAATTCCGTGTATTAGCTGGAAAAATAATGTTCGTGTTATAATTGTTGTTTGCCCCTCTTTCAAATGAGAGGGGCAATTTTTAAATAAGGGAGACTATAGATAATGGCAAATAAAATAACTGGAGCAGTGGTAATAAAAGTGAATGGTGATCCCATCTTAAATAAAGCGGGTGCAGTTGCCTCTGGATTAGGATTATCTGGTGAAGCTTCATTTGAGGTAGAACCTGTTATGGGTGATGGGCAATTCCATGGTTTTAAAGAAACACCAATAATGCCAATGTTAGAGGTAACAATAACAGACAGAAGTGATATTAAATTAGATACTTATGCAAGAATAGGTATTGGTTCTACACCTGACAGTGTTACTTTTGAATCAAGAGTTGGTTCAGATGGCAAATTAGGAAAAACCTATACTTTACAGAATCCTATTTGTACACGTAATTTTACACTGACAGCAGGAGAAGGTGAAACAGCAATAAAATTCATAGGTGATTATTGGCAGGAACAATCACAAACATCAACACCTTAGAAAGGTAATTTATGTCAAAAGTTGATTTACAATATCCTATAAAAACAAAGGATAATGAAGGCAATGAAATTGAAATAAACTCACTTAATTTTGGAAGAATAAAATTAAAAGTATTGAAGGATTTACCTCCTGGTTCTTTAGGACAAGATGGTAAAACTTCTTACGCATCAATTGTTCCTTTGGTAGCTGCTTCAGCGCAAATTACACAGGAGATTGCTGAGGAAATTGATTTTGACGATTTAGAGATGGTTACAGAGGCGTTAGCACCTTTTTTGCCAAAATCCCCTTAAACTGGCAAGAATTGGTTTGGGGGATTGCTTATTTTATGCATTTTACACCTGATATTATTTGGGAAATGAGTATAGAAGATGCACTTTTTTGGTTTGATGGTATTTGTGTGATTAGGAATCATTTAAATGGCAAAGCAGTATGATCTTAGCATAGTAGTTAAATTAGTAGATAAAGTTAGTCATAATGTTTCTAAAGTTAGTCATAGTGTTGGTAAATTATCTAATGCTATGGATATTGCTGGGAACAGTGCTTCTTCTGCTGGTTTTAAACTCTCTTCCGTTGCTGGTCCAATAGCAAAAACAGCAGGAGCAATTGGTGCTGCTGCATTAGGTATTGGTGTCTGGGCTGCTAAAGGTGCTCTTTCATTTGATGAATCAATGAAGCACATAGCTATGTCTCTTACTGGCACACAGCCACAAATAGAGTCTCGATTAAATAAAATGCGCAGTTCTATTCAGGACTTATCAAAAGAATTTGATCTTGGTTGGGAGGAAATTGCTGAGGGTACCGTTGCTGCTGTTAAGATGTTTAAAGATGTTCCAGACTTAATGGCACGAGTTAGAAAGGCATCGCAAATATCGCAAGTGGCTGGTGAGACTACCGTGCGTGATATTGTCTCTGCTACTGGTGATATAATGCAAGCTTATGGAAAAAATACACTTGAAGTTTACAATGATGTTGCAAATATCTTGTCTTACATTGCTCGAAAGTCTCCTGCTACATTTAGAATAACTGGTGCTGCTATGGGCAGAACCGCTGCTACCGCTGCTGCTTTAGGTGTTTCATATAAAGAACTTATGGCAACGTTTGGTCCTATGACTAGAATGGGTGGTACTAGAGCATCTTCTGTAGGATTTCAATTAGCTACAATGTTGGATTCTTTAGCTAAATTTAAAGATGTTCCCAAGGTAATTGGACAGATTGGATGGATTGGTTTTCTTGAAAAATTAAAAGAAGCTGTCTCTGGGGATAAAGAAGCGGCACTTACTAAAATGAGAGGTTTGGTTGGTGGTTCTCGTGCCTTAGCTGGTGCTCTATGGACATTAGGTCCAGGTATAAAAGGAATCAAAACAATGATGGAAGAGCTTGGTGGTGTTGAGGATGATTTAAACAAACGAACAAAACTTGCAACAGAAGGTTTTTTAGGGCAACAATACCGTGTTGGTCAATTAGGTCGGTTATTTACTGCTGTAAGACAAGATATAGGACGTTTTGTTGTTCAAACATTAGATCCTGTTACAACTGCCTCAATAGGACGGGTTGAGCAATTTTTAGATCTTTTACGTGATATACAAGATAGAGATTTTAGTAATTTAAAAGTATTTGCTGAAACTAATGCTGAATTAATCGCTTTAAATAAAACTCTTGAGAGTTTTTCTAGTTTAATGGGCACAATAAGCGTTCCTGGTGCAGAAAAATTCTCTCTCTTTATTGAATTAGAAGCGGCTGTAGTTAAACTGCGTAGTGCTATTTGGTTATTAAATTTTTCAATGTCAAGCTTCTTTAAACTGTTAGAAGCTACTTTTAAACTTGGACAAACAGTATTTGAATCGCCTTTTGATCTCTGGAAAGATCCTAAAGAGGCTTTTAAAAAATTAAAAGATAGTGTAAAGGGGTTTGATATCTTTTCTGATAATAGAGATTTTCTTGCTTTGCGAGATATTTTTAAAGATGTTTATCCTTTAAATGAATACTTTCATGTTCAGAAACCAGTAAGTTTTCCTGTAGGAACTACTCAAAGATTAGAAAATGTTTTGGGTGATTTTACAAAGAAAATTCCTTCTATTCCAAAAGAAGGTGATTCATTGAAAAAGTTAAAGGAATATAATCAATCTTTTGGTGTGGAAACTGGTTTTCCAGCAAAACAACTTTTTTCAGATATGTTCCCTCCTGTAAAAAAAGAAAGCTTTTTGTCTAAAATAAAAACATCCACTACGTCTGGTCTTACGGATGTTGGTCTTGGAATAGCTGCTGTCTCAAAAGAAGAATTAAATTCTTTTGTAGGTGCATTAAATAAAATTGCTGATTCCTTCAATACTGCAATTGGTTTAGAAGGTTATGGACGTGAAGGCAAAACAACAATAGATGTAAATGTATCAAGTGCTCCTGGAACACAAGCTGTCATTTCTCAAGTGAGTAAACCTTCTTTTGTTGATATTATTATGAATTCTGATATTTATGGTGGTCTCACCACAGGAGGGTACTAATGTCATGGCGTGACAAGTTAGAAAAGGCTTCCTTCAGAGGCATTCCTTTTTTTATAGACACTACGGAATCCCAATTTGGCCGAAAGAATATTTTCCATACTTTTCCTTTCAGTGACAAAACTTTTGTGGAAGATACTGGAAAAGATACTGATCAATTTACACTCAATGGTTATGTCATTCAAAGTACAAGTAATGATTTTAATTACTTTGATGACCGAGATAAATTAATTAATGCATTAAGAGGTGAAGGTGCAGGAATCCTCATTCATCCTTTCCTTGGAAAGATTACCGTTGCTTTAGCTGGCAAAGTAAACATGTCAGAATCTTTCAAAGAAGGTGGAATGGCTCGTTTCACTATGCCATTTAAAGAAGTAGAACAAGATTTATCTACTATTCATAGTGATATTATTCTTGATTTTGTTTCTATAGTAGATGATGCGGCAGAAGATGGATTTAATAAGCTAAAAGATAGTTATGGACAAATGAGAGGTAAATTAGATTCTTCTATTAAAACATACTATACAAAAACAGAAGTCACTTCCGATGTCTCATCTGGTTTTGGAATGTTATTAGGTGGTTTTAGTAAAACAAAAGACAGTATATCAAGTGTTCTGAATAAAGTTCGTAAAGATATAACTACAGCAATAAGTGATATAACTGATGTTGTTACCTCTGCCTGTGATTTAGCAGATTTAATTTTAGACACAGTAGATCATCCTTTACAAATGATTGGAATTCCAACTCCTGTATCAAAAGTTATTCTTGGTACATGTAGTTTTGCTGAAAAATCTGTTGTTGTAAATTTGCCTGGAGATACAGTTCCAAAGGATATGGGATCTTCTATGGTTGATGCTTATGTTTCAATGGAAGACTTTGGTGAGGACAATACAACAATAACGACAACAAGTATAGCAGGTTATGATAATGCTGGCACAGAAGATGTTGTCACACGAAATCCAGATGCAAGTTGGTATGGTGGTAGATTGGATGATATTACTGTAGATACGGCAAACTCAGCAGCACAAGCTGTGGATCGTATTTATATTATTAACATGTTCCGAGCAAGTGCATTAATGAATGCAACAAGAATAGCTGTACGTACAGAAGCAGCTAGTTATGAAAAATTAATGGAACTATTAAAAAAGATCACAGATGCAATTGATACTCTTCTTTACAAATTAGCAGATGAATCTGCAAGCACAACTTATTCTGATTACAATATTTCTATTGATAATACAGAAATTTTCACTGCACTGGAAGATGTTCGTAGTAGTTTTGTTGAAGTAATGAAAGCAAAAGGTGCTTCATTATCAAAAATTACAAAATACAAAGTTCCACCAGCGGTCATTCCAACATTAGTTCTTGCTTATGACAGATATAATGATGTAAATCGTTGCAGTGACATCTTTGAAAGAAATAAAGTAGCAACAATACATCCCGGATTTCTTCCACAAGGGGAACTTATAGAGTTATTGAATGAATGATTTAGAACTGACTATAATAGATAAAAAACTATCAACTAAGTACACTGGCTGGAAAGAAGTCTCAGTGAGTCTATCTCTAAATCGTCTGGCTGGTTTGTTTGAAATAAGTGCAGTTGAAGAACTATCAAAGCAGGGAGAAGGTTGGAACCTAAGAATGGGTCAATCTTGTGTTGTGAAGATAAAAGGACAAACAGTTATTACAGGTTACATTGATTATATAGATGAATCTTATGATGAGAAATCACATAGAATTTTAATAAAAGGAAGAGATAAAACTTGTGATCTTGTTGATTGCTCTTACGTTCCAGAAGATTACACTAAAATTGAGACTCATGAATGGAATAATCAAACTGCTCTTACTGTAATAACAGCACTTTGTGAACCTTTTAATAATATAACAGTTAATAGTGATGCCTCTGTTAAAGAAGCTGCCACTGAACTCTTAGCTAAATTTAAAGTGAGTGTGGGGGAGACTGCTGGTGATGCAATAAAAAGAATTTGCAATGCTAAGGGTATAATGCCAATGAGTAAAGGAGATGGAAATCTCTATTTAACAAGAGCTGGTACAAAATCCTGTTATGGGACAATCATTCGTGGAAAGAATGTTAAAAAAGGACGTTTATTGCAAACAGATAGAGAACGATTTTCACATTACTTTGTTCGTGGAAAAGGTGTAAGTAAAAGAGTTAATTTATTTTCACAAGAAATCAATCCTATAGCTCTTGTTCAAGATGAAGTTGTAATGCAACAAGTTTATGGTGCCAATAGAAAAACAACAGAGATACGTTATCGCCCAAAAGTTCTTACAACAGACATAATTTCAAATTTCACAATTGATACAAGTTTAAAGACTACCGCACAAACAGGAACAACTACTCAGAAGGTAATTGCAGAGGTAAATATTTGTAAAACAAGAGGAGAACAGGAAGCACGTATTCGTGCGGGCAAATCCCGTGCATTATATTACACTCTTTATAGTTGGTTTCAAAATCCAAAGAGAGCGGATTTTCAGGCTGAAAAAATTTGGCCTGTAAACAACTTAGTTAATGTTTATGATCCAACTTTAAAAGTTGAAGGTACTTATTTAATCACTGATGTCAGATTCAATTTTTCAGAGGGTGATGGAAGTACAACAGATTTAATTTTAATGAAGAAAGATGCTTATATGATTCTACGTAAACCTATAAGAAAAATAGTAACTAGTTCTGATCAATTATTCTCATCAGAAGCTCTACGAGAAATGGGTTTCACAACAGAAACATTTTTAAATAAATGATTGATTTAATAAATAGACTATTATCACCAATAAGAAGTAAATTGAATACTATAATAGGGCATGGAGTTGTGACTAAGGTTGCTAATACTGACAAAGATGGCACAACTGCTTTACAAGAATTGCGTTTGAAAGCATATGCTTCTGAGGAAATGCAAGGAGTTCAAAGGGTACAGGAATATGGTCTAGAAACTTACCCAAGTGTTGGCCACTCATCAGAAGGTGATGGTTATCCTGAAGCAGTAATTGTCAGTATAAATGGTAACAGTGAACAGGCATTAGCAATTTGTATTGGTGATAGACGATATAGGATTACAGATTTAGCTGAAGGTGAAGTGGCTCTTTATACAAAATGGAATTCTGAAAGTGGCGCACATAATATAAAAATGAAATCTGGTCAGGAAATTGAAATGAATGGTGTTTCTTTGACTATAAATTGTACTACTACCGTAAATATTATTGCTGCTGGTGGAGTCAATTTACAGACAACCGATACAGCTCTTATTGCAACTGATGGTTTAATAACTGGAAAAAGTATTTGTCATTATACTGGTGCACCACACCAAGATGTGTGTGCTAAGATGAGAGCAGAAAAGTAATAGAAGGAGCCTTACTATGTCAATGGATGCAACAACTAGAGCAACAAGTATTAAAACAGCAATAAAGGCAGCTTTGACAGATGAAGATGCTGGTTATGGATTCACTTTTGCGACTTATGCTCCAGCAGATGAAAATACTGCATATGCTGTTGGATTAAATACAGTTTTTCTTGACACACT